CTATCCCCCTCCCCCGTTTTCTCGGCTCTAAGGCGATTCCACAATGCGCGTGGCTCTTCATTTTTCCAGCCGCGGATGATTTCCGCCACCGCCCTCAACCTCTCCGGCTGGGGATAGCAGCGCAACACCGAGGCCATGCCGGGATCGGGCTCGACGAGCAGGATCGCATCGGCTCCGCGTCCGAGACGGAGGCCCATGACAGCTGCAATTGCTTTCACGTATCCATGCTTATTTCCAATTCTGCTAACAGGAGGCCTGCAACGAGGGCCGCCGACGAGGGCGAGGCTCATTGCTGCGGTGCCCGCGGCAAGCTCCACGAATAGGCACAGCCTGCTCAAATTCTCTTCACCCTGCGCCCAGACATCCCCCACAGGGTTGCCGGCCTGCCGTTGCTCGAAGCCTGCGTTCCGTACCGCTGAACCTGTCGCTGCCTTTCAAGCCAGACCAGCTCCCGATGAACCTGGACATAGTTCGGCTCGTGAAGCTCCTCCTGCAGGTCGTTGACGGTCATCATTCCATATGAGATCAAGCAGTCCACGATCTCGCTGGCCAGGCGCTTGCTACCCATCCTCTTCTCCGTCCAAGATCGGCTGAAGCGCCTCCGCAGCCTGGATGGCGCTATCCCCCAGGGCCAGCAGGATCAGGACCGGCCCGTTCTCGGTCTCCAGCAGCACGGATCCGGCGCTTCGCTCTCGAACCCGCATGACGATGGCGAGATCTCCAATCGCCTGGGCGACGGTGATCGCGAGGGGGGGAACTTCAGTCATTTCCGGTTTTGCTAGAAAAAGGTAGATCCAGGGTCACTTGGCAGGGCAGCACCCGAGCGGCAAGCTCCAAGAGCAGGCGCCCCAACCAGAACCGCAGGCGTAGGCGCTTTATGCCAGAGAGACTAACCACCACCTCCACGGTCTTGACAGCTATGGAAGCATCGGCCTTGATCACTTTTGCCACATCAGCCTCCAATCAGAACGATCGCACCCTTGCTCTCCACCTCGGGGCCCACCTCCCCCAGCAGGGTCATTTCTTCATAGGTGGACCCATCGGACCGCTGGCGCACCCGCACCAGAAATCCGGCCTTCTGGATCACGACTCGCCCGCTCCTGGAAGACAGGGCGATGGCCAGCCAGTGTTCCAACAGCCTAGAAGAAAACCGGATGTACCGCTCTCCTGGGGCTTGCATCCCCCCTTCCGGGACCACGTATTCGTCCACGAGGGCATCCCCCCCCGATCCCATCGGCCCCTCCTTTGCGCCGTCGTGGGTCTCCCATGCTGCGGGGACGGGGACGCCCCCGGCGCGGTTCTTTTTGTCCAGCAGCAGATCGTCGTCAGCCATCAGATCTTCCCCTCTTCCAGAGCTGTCGACCAGGCTTTGAAGGCAACTTCTGCATCACGACAAAGCGCATAGTTGACATTGATTGCGGTTTTTCTGTTGCGAAGCTCGATATAGAGCGTGCCGAAATCACTGTTCGAATAGACGTGCTGCTGGCTTGAAAAACGCAACCCGGAAACCTCGCTCAACCTGATCATGCCTGTAGTGACGATCTCCTTGTCACATGCGACATGCCATGCGATCCCCACGGGAAGCCCTGAAGGATTGCTTACCAACTCGATCTTTGAACCGATCTTTCTCGGCATGACTCACCTCCTGCCCTGTTCTACCCCCTACGACCCAGGAAACCGCACCACTTCGCCCCCGCGTTCCTCCAGCTCTCTCCGAGCTTGCAGGGATTCCACGATAGCCAGGGTTTCCAGGGAATCAGCGCGGATGGCAGCCAACAGCTCGTCGGGGTCTCCGGTCTCTCTGGCCTGGGCCACTCGGACGGTTTCCTCGGGCTGCTCTGCCTGGCCTTCAATTCCGATCCGCTCGGTGGCTGCCCCGGTCAGCAGCTGGTGGGTTCGAACCAGAGGGGGGATGTCCGAGGCCTTGACCGGCAATGGGTTTTCGGAGTCCAGCAGCTTCTTCCCGATCTGTTTCAGGGCTGCGGATGTGACTCCCCTCAAGAAATCGTTTTCGGTGGTTCGCCGCTTTGTTTGCACCTGCTGGGCAGCTTCCCTTGCTGCCTGTTTGGGTACGGCCTGAACGGTGGACGGTGGCAGCTGGGTCTCCACGGCTTCGGATTCGCGCTTGGCCCTGCCCGGAGTCGGTGGGGCCTTTCTGTCCGATTCGGGCACCCCCGGAGCTTCATCGATCGCCTTCCTGACCTTGGCCTCTTCCCGCACCTCGTCGATGGCGTTCCCTACGATCGCGCGGAGAGCGCCGGGAAGCTCCGCGAAAGCCACGCGATGAACTACCGCCGGGTAGCACTCCCGCAGGAGGTAGACGGCCCAATTTTCGTGGTCAGAGCAGGCTTCTGCTCGCTCGTCCCATCGGTGGCGGTTCTTCCATGTGCGGATCGTGGAGTCGCTGAATCCCAGCAGCTTGCCGATTCTGTAGACGATCCGCTTCCCTTCCGGCTGAACCGCCCAGCAAAGAAACGCGCAGTGTTTGGTGGGGCTCTCCTTGTCCTCGTGCATCATGCGCATTGCCTGGGGGGCATGCAACATCGATCCGGTACGTGGATGCAGGGGAATGCCGCTATAGCGTTGATTACCCGGGGGGGCTCTCCCGGTCACATTGGGCAGCGCTTTCGTGTTGGCCACTGGATCCTCCTGCAGGTCGCTCCTCCCCTATGATAGCGCGATCTTCGGATTCCTGGATCGTAGCATTTTCGCGACTCCCAATCTCTCGTGCCCTGATTCCATGTCCAGCACTCGCGAACCATCCGCGATTATCGCCTTGCGGCAGGAAGACGAGGGGCAGTAGAACCAAGGAAACCGCGACGGTTGCCACGAACTCCAGCAGCTCGGGGTTCATCCCTTTCGGCTTTCAGGCCACCACTCGACCCAGGGGCCCCCGTCCTCGCTGATCCTGATCCGCAGGATCTCCATGGGGGAAACTTCTCGGGCCAGCTCCGCGGAGATGTACCTGGCGAGCGCTGCCATGTAGCCCCCCACGAACATGGGCCGGGGCAGCACGAGCACTCGTTGACCTATCCCCATCAACTTGTCCACAAGCGGGTCCCCGTCGGGCAGCACGATCCTGCGATCCAGGAACAAAGAGCACCACGCGTTAGCGTCCCCTTCGGCCCGATCGAGGTGCATGCGCCTGGGCTCCGCTGTAAGGAGCGCCTCCACGTTGTAGCCGTGCCCGTGTAGCCGGCGCTCCCCTTCGGTGGGGGAACCCTTCAGCCGATGGGCGAGGGCAAGCCGGAACCTGATGGACCCCTGCTGGTAGCCCATGCTTCAGACCCGCTGGATGAGCAGGAAGACGAACACGAGCCCGAAGAAGACGACGGTGCATCCGAGGGCAGCCACCAGCATACGCAGCTTGTCCATGGAGCGCTCCAGCCTGGCAGCGGGATCGGGGATCATCACCCACAGCAGCTCTTGAGGGGTTCCGGGGCCACGGTCGATGAACTGCGAAGCAACCGGGCGGTAGCCGTCCTCAAGCAGCTTTAGCAGAGCGGGGTCTTCGATGGACCTCCGCATGTCGGCCACGGGCAGAAAGTGCAGGGTGGGCTTGTTGTCCATGGGGTTCCTCTCTACCACTTCGCCAGGCGGCTGGCAGCTGACGCGAGGTGCGAAGGCTTGACGGGGCGATGGGTCGTCGGAGCGTGAACCACCCCGATGGGCTTCGCGTCCGGCACAGACTCGCCAGCCAGGACGGGCTTGATCGCCTGCAGGTCTTCGACCATGGGGAAGGGAGGCAGCGCAGCTCGGACGGATCGGCCCATGGCCGTATACCCGAGGGCTCTGCGGTCCAGCAGCACCAGGGCTCCCCGATCCTTGTGAGACCGGATCAGCCTTCCCGAAGCCTGCTCAAGCAGCATGCACGCGGCGGGCAGGGACCGAAGCAGCCAAGGGGAGATCCCTCCGTGGCGCTTGGACAGCACCTCGCCCACGACATCCTCCACGGGATCGCCCGGAGCGTTGAACGGAATCCGATCGATCACCACGCAGGACAAGGACTCGCCTGGCACGTCCAGCCCTTCCATGAAGCTGCGAGTCCCGATCAGGGTGCTGGTCACGTCCTCTCGGAACGCTCTGCGCAGCTGGGCTCGACCTGCCTCCCCATGCACTAGGACCCGGAACGACGGGCGCGACCTGCGCAGCAGGTACGAGATCTCGCCTACCATTTTCCAGGAGCTGCACAGGATCAAGGAACGACCCCCAGCGAACTTCGCGGCCTGGACCGCTTGGGTGGCTGCCCAGTCCCGCCAGCCCCGATCCTTCGGCCCCGGCCCCTTCGGCAGGACGAGCACTCCCTGTTGAGAAAGCGGGAACGGCGATGGCAAAACCAGCTCCTGCTCGGGAGGGGGCGGCGCTTCTTCGCCTGCCCCCATCCCCAGCCCCATGCGCAAGGGTCCGAAATCACCCCCGACCGCCAGGGTGGCGCTGGTCAGCACGGCCCGCGGGTAGCGCCTGCGCAGCTTCGCCGTCATGGGCCGAACGTCCACTTGGTCCGCGTGAACCACGGGCAGGTCCCCCTTGTTCCGACCGCGCTCTGCCCAGACCGCCCAGGCATCCCCCTTGGACAGCCTGATCGCATCCTCCGGGTCGGGCCTTCCTGCGGACACGGCCAGCCCGACCATGCGCGCCTTGTCCATGCGCTTCAAAATCTGCTTGAACCGCTCTTTGCGGATCTTGTTCCTCTCGCCGTCCTTCAACACCTGGATTTCGTTCCGCAGGGCGACGAGATCGGCCATGTCCAAAGGAGGGGAGTTCCTGCGCCAGCCGGGCAGCAGGCGCACCCGATAGCGATCCCCCATGTAGCGATCCACGTCCTTCAGCAGCCTGACGAACGGGTCCAGCACGATGGACCGCACCCTGCTGACATCCAGCTTCGCCAGCTTGGCGGTCTGGGAGGCCAAGCGCTGCAAGCCCCCGTACCTCATGCTGGTTCCCATGATCCCGCGAGCCGCAGACTCCAGCGCGTGCCCTTCGTCCACGGCCAGAAGCGCCGCGGGGCCCGGGGTTGCCGCGCAGAGATAGTAATGGTTGCAGATCAGTACGTCCGCACCGCCCATGACGTTCCTGGCCATCTCCGCGAAGCAAGGGCGCAGCTCTCCCTGGGCGTCCTTGTACGGGCAGACCTTGCCCAGGCATTCGGCCGAGCCGCTGGACAGCTGCGCCCAGGCGCTGGGGTTGACCGGAAAGGGCACATGCTCTCGGTCCCCGTCGCAGCCCTTGGTATCGGCCCAATCCAGCAGGTCCTGAACCCCCGGATTTCTCTGACCGCGAAACACGGCATGCGCCGTGGAAAGGCGGGACCAGCACAGGTAATTGTTCCGGCCCTTCAGCAGAACGGCCTTGACCGGAATTCCGAGGGCCTTGGATATTTCGGGCACGTCCTTTTTCAGCAGCTGCTCTTGCAGCGCGATGTTCGCCGTTGAGATCACCAGCCCTCGGGCGCTTTCGAGAGCGCGCTTCAAAGCGTAGAACCCCGGAACCAAGTAGGCCAGAGACTTGCCCATGCCTGTCGGCGCATGCACCGCGGTCCATTCGATCTCGTCCGCAGCTCCGGCCACGGCCAGCGCCATGCGCTCCTGTCCCGCGCGATCTTCGTAGCCCGCTTGAGCCAGCGGGCCGTCAGGAGCGAACGCTCTCTTGGTCTGTTCCTGGATCGGTCCCATCAGCCTGCCTCGCTTTCAGGAATCCAGACCCAACCGTCGCCCATGTAGGCTTCAAGGATCAGCACCTGGAAAGGCCAGCCCGTCAAGCCGTCTTCCAAGCATTCCAGCTCCGGGTCTATGAGCCACCCGCAACCACAAACCTCTTGCGCGATGCGCGTCCGTTCTTCCAGGCTCTTCGCTATAAATTCCTTTGCGGTCTTCCTGTCGATCTTTCGGCTGGTATCGATCCTGACTCTGCCCATCTCGCTATCCCTTCATCCACGCAGCCCGAACCTCCGGGGTCAGCTGCCCTCCGGGGCCCACCTCCAGGATCCGTATCCGACCGTCGAACCAAAAAACTACGGCCCTTCGGTTGGCAGCCACGGCTCGGGGCTCGTGGATCTTGCGAAAGGCCGATCGGTCCGGCCATTCTAGCTCGTTCGGATGTACGGGCTCCACTACCGTGCCCTTCGGAAGACGGCACCGACCGTCGGGATCGGTGCCATTTTCGAACAGCTGATCATGAAGCACGCGGTACTTCACCGGCTACGCCTCCGCGGGCAGGTCGTCCCCATCGCCTTCCATGTGGGCGCGGGCGGCTTCCAGAGCCCGATCGATCGCACGCTGCCAGCAGCTTCTGTCCTCGATCATCTCCCGCAGGTGCTCTCGGGTGAACCCACGCTTCAGCTCCTGGGGCTCGGTTCCGGTCAAGCGGCGCCAGAGGTCCTTGAGCGCCTTGGGCTTCAGCTCCTGCAGATCGTCCGGCAGCTGATAGCGAGCTTCGTCCCCGCACAGGGATCGCAAGCCGGCCTCCACGGCCAATCGGTCGAGCGTATAGCTGCCATCGTCCTGGGGGCCGTGGGCGTCGGGGTTGCCAGCGTACAGCTCCCCGAGACCGGCCAGCAGATAGGTCCAGGTGGGGGCCTCCATGACAGCCGCGCAGCCCGCGGCGAACGCGTTGACCGATCCGGGATGTTCGTTCACCAGGACCGGAGCCTGGACAGCAGCTTGGGGCATGTCCCCTTCGGTGCCGTCCAGATCTCGGACCACCAGGTCCCCGCTGCCTTCGTAGATCTCCACGATGGCGCCCGTCAGGTGCGCGCCGTCGGATGTGGTGCCGCTCACGATCTGGCCCAGCTCGTAGGATCGCGCGCCCACCTGGGGGGCGGCGTCCGCGATGGTCTGGAAAGGGAGTGTCTGCTGGTACGCGGTCATGACCAGGCGCACCTTGGCTCCGAGGTAACTCAGCAGGCACCCGAAATCGCCGGCGTCTCCCCCCAACCGCAGCTTGATCGTGAAACTCGCCACCGGACCCCTGACATCCAAGCTGGACTCCATGATCTCGCCCTGGCCCTTGGTCAGCTCGGTGTCGTCCTCCAGGTCGTACAGTTCGATCCGCGGGTCGGGATAGTTGCTGGCGTCCTTGATCGTGGGACGCCCGCCCTTGCCGATCCCATATCGGACCGCCTGGGAGCTGCCCGGGATCATCTCGTCCAGAGCTTCCTCATCCTCGTCGATCTCCACGTCGTAGGTCAGCCACAAGGCGGCCAACAAGGCGCCATCGCTGTCCGCGTCCTGCTTGAAATCGAGCTTTGTGAGGGTTCCGTCGTCGCTGGCGCTTGGCATGCGTGCCAGGTTGGGGATCATTCTGTCGCTCCTTTCAGATCCGTTCAGGCCCGAATTAGGGCCCCTATGGGGTTGTACCCCTCGGGGTCAGGTGGTCGTCCGCGAACCGGACTCCCCTGTCTGTCAGCTTGTACGCGATCACGCGCCGATCCGGCTCCTGCCTGTATTTGCGGACCAGCCCCAGCTCCGCAAGCGCCCGCAACCTGGCGTTAGCCCCTTGATAGGTGGCTGGCACGATCGCATGCAGCTGCCTCGCGGTCTTCGGGCCATCTTGCAACGCGGAGACGATCCACTGGGAAAGCCCCTCGATCATGACGGGTCCACGTAGCGGGCCGCGGGGAGATCCTCATGGCGATCCGCGTACCGATTCGCCTCGTAGTCGTAATAGAGGGTCGCGTAGCTGCCGCCCATGCCGAACTCGGATCTGACCTTGTCCGCGTAGACCACAGTTCGCAGGCGCGCATCTCCCTTGCTCTGCTTTTTTCGCGCGATGACCAGGCCCGTGGCGCAGTCCTGTTCAAGGCCGCTGGCCCCTTTGAGATCCCCCAGTTGGACCCTGCGTTGCTGGGCCCGGTGCATCCGGTTGGGATGGGCGATCAGGAAGATGGTCAGATCGTCCTGGGCGGCCACGGTGGTCAGGGCTCGGGCCAAAGCTTCCAGCCCATGGCGCTCGTCGTCCGTATCCGCTGGCAGGACGAACCCGGCATGGTCCACCAGGACCAAGCGAACCCCTCGGCGACGCTTCGCGTATCGGACGGTCGCGATCAGCTCTGCGGCCGGAAGGTGCCCAGCGTGATCCACGAACAGCATGTGCTCGGAGATCCTGTCAAGGGCCATCCTGCGATCTTGTGGGGTGAACTTGCTGTCGGTGAAATCCCCTCCCAGCTCCATACGCAACAGCTTGATGACCGCGCCGATGGGCCGGTTTTCGAAGCTGGTCACCAGGACGTTATGACCCTTCAAGGCGGCTTCGCGAAGAGCCCATAGCGCCCATGTGGTCTTGCCATGACCAGTATCCCCGGTCACGATCACCAACTCCGGGCGCCAACCCCCTACGCATTCGTCCATCTTGCCGCTGCCCGTAGGAATTCCGATCAGCTCGTCCGGCCTGGCTATCAGCTGCTCTATGGCGTCCGCGTAGGACTCGGCGCTGACAATCTGAACCCCCAGCATGGGGCTTGCCCGCTCCAGGGCCTTCTCCACGGTCTCAAACGGGATTTCCGCCTGCTGGCAGTCCGCAGCGTCCTTTCTGGGCAACTTCGCCCGAGAGCACCGATCCTTGCCCAGCTGGTCCGCAAGCTTGACCGCGCCCTTCTCGCCTGCGTCATCCGTGTCTACCGCCAGGGTGAAGTGGGCATAGGGCTCCAGCATGTCCAGCCAGGACTCCTCCCAAGCTCCGGTCGCCCCCTTGACGCTGGAGACCACCCCCCGATTCAGGCCGTACTGCCAGAAAGCTATGACATCCAGCTCCCCTTCGGTCACGATGATCCCACTATCCAGATCGTCCGGCAGCAGGTGCGCTCCGAACAGGGTGCTGGGCCTGCCCGGTGAGCGCACGAACATCTTTTTGATCTTGCCGCCGTCGCACCACTTCTGGGAGCAGCCGGCTCCTCGACAGGCGGGGCAATCCACCGGCAGGGACCGGAACTTCATGTTGGTCAGTTCGCCCCCCTCGTCCGGGATCGGGATCGTCAGGAACGGAACCCGCGAGCCCGCGTAGGGCAAGAAGGTGGCCCCGAGCTTCCAGAAATCGATCGTCTCGTCGGTAAACTTGCGAGCGTGCAGGTAGTCCAGGACCACCTTGCCCTCGGGAGACCGCAAAGCTTCGTGGCATTCCTTGTCCCTGGTTTTCCAGAGCAGAAAAGGGGACGCCCCTTCGGGGGCGGTTCCCGGAAGGGGGTCAGGCTTGTCAGGTTGATCGCCCTTTCCTCGCGCCGCGCGCAGCCCGTTGACCAGCTGATCCGCCCGCTTGATCGCCGGCACCCCTGCGGGCCTGCCCGTAGAACTTCCCTGGGTGACATCCCCATAGGCTTCTCGGAGGGCCTTGAACCCGCCGGACGCTCCGCACTTGGTGCTGACGCACCGCCAAGCTCCGCAGCTGGCCGGCGCGAGCGATACATGCAGATATCCGGGCTTGCCGCACTTGGGGCAGGCCCCCTTAGCTTGGGGTCCCCCCGCTTCGCTGACCACCTTGATCGGACCCTTCCGACGAAGGTACTCCTCCACCTTGGTCCGGCTGGGTTTGCGACCACCGCGCGAGGCGTTGCGCCGCACGTTTTCTGATGCCGCGTTGCGCCATGATGCCACCACAGCTGCCCTCCTCTTCCTCGCTGCTCTTGGCCTTGTCGCGGGCCATCGCTTGGAGCCGCTCTTGGAGCTTCGCACCCTGCAGCAGGGTGGTCAGCCCCAGGTATCGGCGTCTTTGCCTGTTATGCCCCTGCCAGAATCTGGGCCCCGGAGCGCTCGATTCGTGCGCCCATGCGATGAACTCCGCAAGGGTGGCCGCGTCGGCCTGCTTCAGAGCGTTCGCGATCAGAGACCGGATCTGGAGAGACAGCTTGCAGGCGTTCGGCCGTTGCTGCCTGGACCTCCACGCTTCCCAAACCAGCTGGGTATCCTCGGACGTGGCCACGGTCGATGCCTGGCGCGTCAACCCGAAGCTGCGCGGAGAGATGGCTCGGCACTCGGCCTCTGTGGGATCTCTTCCCAGGCGCTTGGCCATGTGGTCGCGGACCAACTGCTGCGGAGGTGGGGGTCGATCCCCGTTTCTGGTCGGCCTGAACTCCCCTCGGGAAGGCTGATGTTTTCCCAACATGGGAACCCAGACCCACCTGGCGGGCTCGTCGGCCGTCGCAGTCAGGGACGACTGGTAGCCGACCACAAGGCCGGCCTCTTCAAGCTCCGAAAGGACCGCTCCTCCCAGGAAGCTGGCAGGGTCGAGCGAAAGCCCGCAACCGTCCATCAGCATGGATTCCCAGCTGTATGGGGCGATCCCGTCGCCGTCCGCGCATGCCACCAGCCAAAGGAAGGACAGCCGCGCGACCGGCTCAAGCTTGACGATCCGCGCGTCCTTCCAGAAGGCTGCGCGGATCACTCGGTCTGATGGCGCGATATTGCGCATAGAAAGCCCTATATGCTAAAAGGGCATGTCGTCGTGCGGAAGGTCGCTCAGGTCGCTGTCATCCACGCTGCCCCCGCTGCTGGACCCGGAGCTTCCGCCGGACCCGGAGCTGGAGCCACCGCCGGCCCGATCGGCCTCGCGCTGCTTGAACTCGGCATACTTCGCCTCACCCGTCTCCAGGATGGGACCCCAGGCTTCCATCAGGACCTTGCCGGAATACGGTTCCCAGCCGTCCCAAGGGATGGTCGCCTTCGTGCGCGGCCGGCCGTTCTTGTCGCGATAGGTCTCGTGGATGATGTCGAGAACGACGGGCTTGCTGCCCATGACCTCGGCCATCTTCGCGGGGTCGAGCGGATCGAACGGCTTTACGCGCTGAACCCCCTTGCAGGCGCCCACCAGCCGGCTGATGGCCTTGTTCGACACGTAGACGTTGACCAGCACCACCAGGCCGATATCCGGCCCTTCCTGCTCCATCCCGGCTGGCTGTTCCAGGTCGCGGATGATCACATAGTGCAGCAGGTAGTAGGGCTTCGGTCGCCCCTCCACCTCGTTCTCCGGGTCGTACCCTTCGAGGTTGTAGGGATCGCAGCCGACCAAGCCGGCCAGCTTCTTCCCCTCGCGGCACATCGGAAACCGCGGCTTGTCGTGCTCTTCGGAAGTGGGATCGAACATACGGCCCATGACTCGCTCCTTTCTTGTTGTTGTCCAGTTCTACCCTTACGCGCCCCAGGACGCGCCGGCTTTGGGCTTGCCGTTTTCGTTGTCGGCCGGCAGATCGGGTTCGCCGTTCTCCGGCTCTTCGTCCTTGGGCTCATCCTTGGGGGGCGCTTCGCCCTCCGCAGGGATCACCACGTCGCCGTCCGAAAGCATGCCCGCCATCCAGGACGCGCGCACCAGCCCGAAGGCCAGATCGGGATCCGGCTTGGTCACGCCTGTCAGCTGGCAGCAGGCCTTGGTTTTGTACCGGCCCGGCCCCTCCCAGAGCACCCTGTAGATCGTGCTCTTGTCCTTGCCCTCTTTCTGCACTTCACGCCGAAAGCTGTAGCCGATGCCCGAGAAGTAGCCGCCCACCTCGTTGGGCATCTTGCGGCCCTCGAACTGGGGCTTGACGTACCTGACCCCCGCTTCTTCGTCCTTGTCCTCTTCGGCGAGCGTGATCCCCACCACGTCGCAGGGCAGATCCCTGAACGTGCGGAGCAGCATGCGGGTTCGCTCAGTCAAAACACCCCAGTCCCTGATGCTGAATTCCAGGATCTTGCGCCGCTTCTCGGGGTCCTCTTCGCGCTTGGCCCGGATCTCGTTCTGCTTCTGGATTTCGTCCTTCAGCAGGCGCTGCATCTCGGTCAGGGAATCGGCCACCACGCGGATCCGAGTGCCCTCCGGGAAGCTGCTGACGAGCGCTCCCGAGATGGCGAACCGCATGAACCGGCGTATTATTTCCAGGTCTGGAACCAGAGGGATGGCCTTGTCTGCAGCCTTCAGATCCTTGACCAGCTTGGCACTCTCCTTCTTCACATCCACGACCACGGCGCGTGGATTGATTTCCGCGATCGTGGCCTTGCCGTTGGGCTCGCACAGCAGGACCACCACCTGGGTATCCCCCTTGTCGTTGCGAGCCCCGAACCGGGTCTTGCCGGCTCCGGTGTTGCCCATGACCAGCAGCTTGATGAAGATGTCACCCGGGTCCTGCTGACCGATCGGTGTCAGGTCGAACATGCTCGTTCCTCCTTGGTTTTCGGTTGCCCTGTTGTACCCCTCTAGAACCCCAGATCGGGGTCGAAATCGGGGTAATCGCCGCTGTCGTCCTCGGGCTGGACAGCCGGTGTCTCAACCTTGCGGGCCGCCCACCACAAGGCGCCTTCGCCCTGCTCGAACGAGCTTCGCCCCTGGGGACTGTCACTGACGCAGAGCCCGCGATAGGCGCAGCTGGACCCCGGAGCCGTACAGACAGGAACCCGCGGGAACTTCTGGATCACGGAGCTGCTATCCTTCGCGCGGTAGGCGTCCCTCCGAGCTTGCGCGAGCCGTTGGGCGACTGCATGGATCTCGGTGGCGTAGCGCGCCAGGTCGGTGGGGCCTACCATCCCGAACTCGTCAATATAGAGGCTGGGGTCCACCCGTTGGGTCAGATCGTGGATGTAGTCGGCATAATCGGCCTCGTCCAAACCGTCCTGCCTGACCGCAGCCCGGAACCTCCAGCTGGGAACCCTGGCATTCTTGGCCTTCGATAAACCCCCCTTCTTGAGGCGCTTGGGATCCTGCTGCAGATGGGTCACAGCGATCTGGTACATCCAGCCCATGACGGGACGCAGCATGGTGGCGACGGCATCACCGAACACTCCGGCTCGGGCCGCGCCGTCCAGCAGCCAGGTATACCCCGTGGTCTGGGGGTCCACGGTCAGGTTGCCAACCAGGGAAGAAGGCTGGCCGCTGCTCTTGCGTTCGATCACCATCAGGCGCCCACTGCTTCGGTCCCTGCCGATCGCGTCCAAGATGCCCAGCTGATACCACGGCCAGCGGACCCACTTGATCGCCTCTTCAGAATCCTCGGAGCGCGCGAACCGCGGGCCGGTGGGGGTGTCCACGATGGGCACCGCGGGCCGATACGGTTTGCCCGTGATCGGGGAAAGCACGGGCCTGGCCACGTTCGCCTCCACGGCGACGATATCGTAGCTGCCAGGGGAAGCCGTGCCGTAGCGCTGGACGTACCCTTCGCACATACGAGAAAGCTTCTTGGCCATCTCGTCGATCTCTTCCTGCTCGACCAACGGAGAGTCCATGGCAGCCTGGTCCGAAATCCAGCGAGCCACGATCCTGGGAACAGGTCCTTCACCCGTCCCAGCGCAGTGCTCGCAATCGCCCCCAGCACCCTGGCACCAAGCGCAGGTCCAGAATCCAGTTCGCGGGTAGTCGTCGCCCCCGTTGGCCACCCAGTACCGAGCCATATCCTCCATGCAGGAGTGCCAAGCCTTTCCGAGGGACATGGGGGCGGTCGGTGGGGATTTCAGGCTCTGCCCGTACCGGAACCACCACTTGGACGGGCAGGCCATCGCAGAGCGCTCGCTGTTGGAAAACAGGATCGCCTTGTCGGTGTCGAGCCCCAGGATCTCCCCTTCCTGCCCGCTTCGCAGGACGACGGGATGGGCCATTTCAAGCTGTTGTTGCATTTCTACCTCCTGCCCTGTTGTACCCCCGCAAGGGCTATCAGTACCCGCGAAGCAGTCGAACCGCGCCATCGTAGTCCACGCTTCCTTCCGGGGTGACTCCCAGCTCGGATCGGTAGGCCCTGGCTCGGGCGCTCCAAGCTCTGCGGAACGGGCCCCCGTCCACGGGATCGAACACGATCGGGGCTCGGCCTTCGGGGCGCATGACCCGACCGGCTCTCTGGGTGGTCGGGGCCGAAGCTCTCCCCGGAGCCGTGATCAGACAGTCCAAGGCTCGAACGTCCAGCCCTTCGTCCGCAAGCTTGGTGGCTACCAAGGTGGTCAAGCTCCCCTCTCGCAGCTGCCGGATCCGCAATCGGCGCTGGCCCTTGGCTCCCTTGCCGGTCACCGCCGCGCAAGGGACTCCATGATCCCGCAAGATTCCAGCCCATCGGCCTGCCGCATCCACCCTGGGGGACAGCCATAGGGTTCTACGTCCTGCGCGATGCGCGGCAACCACCACTTTGGCGAGGCCCGCGGTGCGTAGCGGATCCTCACAGAGGGATCGAAGGGCGGCTGCATACAGCAGAGACCCGTCTTCGTCATAGAACTGCTGGCCCGGAATCCAGCCCGTTTCCACGGGCACGATCCTGGGGACCACAAGAAAGCCCCCCTCCACCAGTTTCTTGACAGGCATCCGGTACAGCTCGGGGCCGATCTGCCAGGGCAGCACGAACCCCATGCCGTCAGCTCGATCCGGGGTGGCGGTCACCCCCCAGCGATAGCGAGCCGGACAGGAATCCAGGGTCCGCAATCTCGTCGGCGCGCTTTCATGGTGGCACTCATCGCTGACCACGGCCCCAAACAGCCCCACGAAGCTACGCCCCCTCGGACCAGCAGCCGTGATCGCTTGGGCCATGGCCACGGTAACGCTGCCAGGCTCCGGGTTGAAGCTGGAAGGCACCGGCCCCCCCTTCCCTCCGACCAACCGAACTGACATCCCCATCCTGGACGCGGTCTCCTCCCATTGGTCTGCCAGGTCGGTCGTGTGCACCAAGACCAGAGCGGCTTCGCCCACTCGGGCCATGGCCGCACACCCGATCACGGTCTTGCCGCCACCTGGGGGAACCACGATGTAGCCCTGTCGGGCTCGAACCATCCGATCCCTGGCGGTCTGCTGGTACAGACGCAGATCGAACCCCAACTGTTCATCGTCCAGGGGTTTGGGGGTCTCCGCGCAGACCACGCGGGAATCCCAGCGCAGCTCAACCCCGTGCTTTCGGGCCAGCCCCGGCAGCTTGGAGGCGATCCCCCTGGGAGCTATCAGCCCTCTGGTAGACCTTCGCAGATAGCAGACATCCGCGGGAAGGTGGTCCGTGTAGCCCCTGCGGTTTCTCTCGGGGTTGGGGCGGGTCAGCATCCTTCGAAGGGCCCCAGCGAACCGAACGGGAACCGGATGCAGCAGAGTGATCAC